CCATCATGAATCTCTTGAAAAAACTCTAGACAAGTATGATACAATGGTAATCTGACCTTCTTTCTATAATCCCAAAACCATTCTAAATTAGATAGGATATCTTGTATCTTATAAGGCTTTCCATGTACGTAAGATACTTGTTTCTTTAATATAGGAGTTTCTTCTTTTCTTACTGGGAGTTTAGCTCCAAACTTCTTTAACCAATAATTAACGTCTCCCCAAAATTCTAAATTCTTAGTAGGTTCGGCGTCTGTACCTAATAATTTGCGACTCCTTAAAGTATTATCTCTATGGCAAATAACTAAATTGGGGTCAGGAGTTTCAAATGTTTCGTATTTATTAACTTCGACTCCTATCTTCTTATCAAATAGCCCCATCTCACCGCAATATTCATTCGGTACTGGCTCAGGTAATGCTTCTCTTGCTTCTAGTGTTTTTATAAGAGCTTCTCTGTCAGCTATACACTGAGATAAAATAGGACGTTTCCTATATGAATATATTCCCTCATTTAAATGTAATAGCCATCTATTTACATTATAAGAAAAGGGAGCTTTAGGAACGTGACGAAAATGCTCTTTAGTATACAAGCAATCGTCTTCACAACAAGCTACGTATTTAGTAGTTGCTTCTTTAGCTGCCCTTAGTAATTGTCTATAAATATTTTGTAATGATTTCTCTTTAGGAACCACAAAATTCCTACCTAATTCCATAGGCTCTTGAGTAACACTAACTATAGGATACCCAAATTTCTGAATACTTCTTACTACTGGTTCCATTATCTTCTTAGAAATAGTATTGGAGCTATAAAATAAAATCGTTAAATCTGTTCTATCATTCCAACCAGGTGGGTCAAATTTCTCTATAAGCCATTTCAATGGTCTTACAGCCCCTTCCCATTTATCATTAAGCCATAAATCTCTAGAGTATTTACGGACTCTCTCTATTTGGTTTCCTGAAATTACATAAGGAAATCCTTTTCTTCCGTTATTTTGTTTTACTCCTCCTCTGAACCAATGAGAAAACCAAGTCTTTTTATTTACCATTAGCTTGCCTCCTGATAACCAAGCCTTTAGTGATACTTCAATACCTTGCTGCCCCCAACCACCTTCGTGCTTTTCGTCACATCCACCTTGTTTAAGAAACTGTGCTTTATGCATAAACCAACCTGGCCCCATATTACACATAGTTTCATCAATTAATTTATCTCCTCTAGGCTTCATTCTACTATTATAATACATAGCTCTAAAAGGTTTATCTGCGAGAGGGCTAGTTATGTACATATAGTCTGTTTTTTTATGAAGTTTAGGCTTCCAAGTTTCAATATCTAGATTATACATACGTGGTATTACTGTCCAATCAGGTTCGCAGTCAGCTGCTAGTTTTACGTCAAATCCTTTGTCTACGGCACAATGAGCATCGAGCTTCATAATATACTTGCCTTTACAAATACTCACGCCGTGATTAATACACGCCCTTTGACCTATAACGTCTTTATGCTTAATAAATATTACCCTATCGTCTTTTATATCAATTTTAGGGTCTGGTACCCAACCATCCAATTCAACTATAATTTCAATTTCACCTTCTGCATTTTCTAAAATATTTAGAACTGTTTTCTCTAAAAATTGCTCTTCTCTGGCTGGTATAATTATACTTAGCATATATATTCCTTATTGTCGGTTTACCTTACATAAATAATAAACAAAAAAAGTAGAGGCAGAGGGACGCTCGTACCTCTACTTTAAATTTAATTTCGAGAATAATCTATAATTAAGCGCAGGTAATCGCTGCGACTCTCTTGAATCTTGTCTTTATACCTATATCGTAGTGTTCTTTTTTATGACAAGACCTACATAAAGTTACTCCATTTTCTATATCAAATCTTAAATCAGGAAAATCCTTAAAAGACTTAATATGATGAGCAACTATATCTTTCTTTCTACAGTGTTTATTACAAGTACGACAGGTATAAAAATCTCGTTTATAGACAGAAAACCTCCAATTATTATATTCTTCAGTATTCCTTAAAGCTCTAGTATGAGCAGAACCCTGTACAAAATTTGGATGATTTTCTCCTCTTATATATAAACTTCGATATTTCCCAGCGCACTTATAAGAACAAGTTTTAGAGTGTTCTTTTCCTTTTCCTTTGGTTCTATATTGATTTTTACAAATAACACATATTTTTAAATTCCTAGTATCAATTTTATCTAGCTTATTATTTAACTTATAAGAATATTTACCATGACAACTCTTATTACAAAATTTAGAAGTATTTATTCTAGAAGATTTAACAAAAAACTCTTTCTTGCAATATAAACATACTTTTTTTATTATAGAATATTTTCTTCGTTTTAAATCACAACATACTCTAGAACAAAATTTACGAGTTTTCCATTCTCTCTTACTACAAGTAATAGGTTTATAAAACTTTTTACCGCAATAAATACATTCTTTACATTCTATATTTTTCGTCATCATGAACATGTAATTGCTGCTGTCACTTTCACCGAATCGCCATCTGTAACGTTATATGGCCCATCAGAAAAGTCTTCTACACAAAAAATATTTCCAACAGTTCCACTTAAAGCATCGGTCATAAACCAACCGTATTGATTTCCCCAAACTCCACCAGAGGCTGTAAACGTAACTTGGTCGGCAGTAGCAGTATCTGTTACAACCGTCCAATTTGTACCTCGAGTTAAAGGCTGACGAGCATATCCTAACGCACCCGTAGCTTGTTCTGTGAGAGTCGCTAGAGTAATATCTTCTGCTGGCTCAGCTGCGTCTTCATATAAACCAATATAAAGAGTAGCGTCTACTGCAGTCGCATCAAACAATATATCCAGAACTTTATTTTCTCCTTCATCTACCCATTTTGACACGGCAGACCTCCTTATTAATTATGTTCTTATAAAATACTGAAAACTCCAGTACTATCTTTTTTAAATATTGCAATAGTTTTACTTATTTTGTCTTTAGTAGGGATGTCTTTTGGTATCCCTATCCTAACTTCAGGCAAATTATAACTTCTGTTGTCTGGATTAACTAATATAGAAGCTATAAGACTTATTAAATTCTTTTCTCTCTCAGTAGGCTCGGGATGAACTTCACTCGACTCTACTATAAAATCTTTGTAATTATTTGCGCTAATATGGATTAAAGAAGCCTGAACATATTTTTCTATAATGCTATCAGAATAATTAGGATAATAAGTATAATTAATTTCGATAGTATCTCCAGACGAAATACCGCTACTTCCAGTAATTGTAACTTTATTAGTCGAAGAAGAATATTCCCAAAGCCCAGAACCCAACGAAACTCCGTTGTTTAAGACATCAGTAACCGAAACTACATAGGCTTCTTGTAAACTAAATACATCACTAGTAGTGTAGGAGTAAACATCTACTCCGTTTTCTACGTTATCTTCTAGTAGATACCTTACTTTTGTAGTTAAATCTGATAAAACGACTGACATAAAAGCTCCCGTTTAATATATCAAACAAAATTTAAGAGTTTTTTCTTTAGCTCTTTTTTATTTTGTAATTCTTTTTCCCAAACAATTAAAGTATCATATCCGTACTTTTTATAAGATTTAAGTCTTCTCTTATCTCTTTTTTTATAACTAGGTAAGTTATGCCAATAATTCCCATACATTTCAATTATTTTCTTTTGGCCATTGGTATTTATAAAATCAGGATTAAAATTCTCTATCACAACTTTACTATTTCCTACGAACTTATAGTCCTTGGTAATTGTATGTAATATCTTATTTAATAACGATTCTTTTTTATTCATTTGTTTTCTAGTAGTTTGGCAAAGCTTTTTGTTTGCTTTTTTCAAATTATTTAAAAGCTTTTCTCTGAACGAAGGATCATTACTATATAACTTTTTAGTGGTGTTGTGTGCTCTATCACAATTATCTTTAACTCTTAGATCAGAAGCATCTAAGCCTTTGTTCCATGGTATTCTTTTTCTAAAAGGTATTTCTAAAGCCTCGAGTATTTCATAAAAATAAGCTCTAGACACATCTAATTTTTCACATATATCCTTTACGTCAAGCCTTTTATCTATATATAAACCTTCTACTAGTTGTTTATCAGGTAATTGTCTCGGATTTCTTTCCCAAAAACAAATAGTACAATTACAATCTTCTTTATGTATTCCTCGTTTCATCCTTACTCCTTGTAAACTTAGCTAAAGGGAGGGGGGTTTAATTCCCTCCCTTTAATTCCCATAAGTTATTGCAATTGCTTAACTTCTGGTAAATTTGGCTAAGGCGTACGGATTCACGACAGCAGTCGCAATTTCCTCAAAACCGATTACTCCATAAGCAAGATACCTTGCGGTACCAGTTACAGTGATAGGATTCGGAGAACTAAGAACTAAACGTTCTGGCATTCCGCCGTCTTGAGCAATAACTCCACCAAGCATCTTCAATGAGTCCAATTTCTTACGGACAAAAAGAAGCGGTTTACCAACTTCAGTATCTCTAGCTACCAAATAAGCTACAGTGCTAGAAAGGACAGAAGTAGGAGAACCATCGATATTCACCGTCTGAGCAGCGCCCACGCGTTGAGTATCTACATTCAAATCAGCAAATGCTTGCTTCAATGAATGATACTTGTTATCGTTCCAATCCCAACGAGTAATATCCTTATTAACGGTTGACCCCATAATAAGAGTATAATTATCGCCGTAATCTACAACCCCGTCAATCATATCAATCAATTTAGGGAAATCAAAACGAGTGTCCCCTGAATCAAGAGTATAGGTATTGCCAGATTGAACTGCGCCGTCAATCAAACTAATAACTTTGTAATTTTCATACGCGTTAAGAGCACGATTGATTGTAATAAGTTTACGAGCGATTACCTGCTCTTTTTTCTTTGCCAAGTCCGTGAACTTGAAGTAGTACTCTGGTGTTGCGATGTCAGCAAAAGTTAGCAACGCTGGTGTATCTGGCGTGACGTTCTCTTGCGTAACAGCTCCTGTAGAAGTAATGACATAAATCTTGTCAGTATCCTGCAGTACATCAAAGTAATACGTATAATCTTCTGGCTCAGCAGTATCAGTATCACACACTGAATCTACTAAAGCAGAATATGGTCTACGTGGGTCTTTCGGCTCTCCAATGATACGGGCAATCTCAAGTTGCGTCAATTGGCGGTTATCCTCGGCAGCCATTTCTAATTTCATATCTTCTTCCATCTTTAGTTCCTCCTTGTATTATTAAACTAAATTAATACATTAATACATTAGTGTTATTTATTCTTGGATTTCTGTCCCTGGGCCAAATGCTTTGGCGTGGATAGATTCTTGAATCTTAAAAGCTGACAATACTTTGACTTCTTTCTTTCCTCCTACTTCTAAAGAAGCTTTCTCAACTTTACCAGATTTCAATTCCTTATTTTCCTTCTCCAATAAAGCAATCTTGTATTCTTTATCATCAAGTAATTGCTTATCGGTCATATCTTTAGCAAATTCACCTAAAGCGTTTCGTCTTTCAAGTAAAGCTTCAGTAGTTTTCTTTGCTTCTTCAACTTTAGTTTCAATAGAAGCTTTTAACTCTTCTACCTCTTTAGTTAATTTAGCAATATCCTCTACTTTTACTTCTAAGTCGCTTTTCAATTCAGCAACCTCAGCATTGCGTTTATCTTCTTTCTCTGCTGCTTCTTTTTCCGCATTAGCTTTAGTTTCCGCAAGCTTTTCGTCTGCGAGTTTCTTTTCCTCGGCTAATTCTTTCTTTTTATCATCTTCCATCTTAATTTCCTCCTTATTACGACTTCCTTGTTTTAAAGTTTTCACTTTCGGTTTAAGAGAGATTTCAACGACTTCATCGTTATCCATTCTCTTTGCAGTTACTTTCATGTTTTTAAAATCTATATTTTCAATATTTAAGTAAGCTTCTAACTCTTCTTCAGTTGAATATACCAAACTTAAAATCGTTTCAAAATCATAAGTATAGAATCTGGCTTCTTCTGTTTTCTTTCTTGATGCGCCATCTTTTTTATCCATACCCTCGCTCCTTTTTTCTACTTCTTTAGTCTCCTTAATAAAAGTTTTAGGAGCAGTTGTTTTACTAGCAAATTCGAGAACCTTTTTCTGGTTATCGTTCTTTGCCATTTCGAGTACTTCACTTCCTGGAAACGCTGGTGTAGTATTAATCAATAACGCTCCTCCAGAAAACTCAATATTTGAAAAAATGTATTCAGTTTGAGCGGCGTTAGTATATTCCCGTACACCATAAGCTTCAAACGAAATAGCTAAAACTCCGCCCTCCATTAATTCTTTAATAGCTATATATTCATCAGGTAAGTTTCCTTTAAAGAAAAATCCATAAGCTATAATTTTATCGTCTTCTAATTTAGCGTCAGCCCAATGACCAACGATTTTACCTCTTATGTGATCAAAATCTATAGCCTTACCTGAAATAGTAGGCAGAGCTGCTTTTACTTCTTCTAAAGGCAAAGTACAACCGTTTAGATTCTGCCTATCGGCAAAAGCGTAAATACATTTAAATACAGCTAAATCTAAAGCAGGTAATACAATATTTTTTGATTTAGCTACTTCCATTAATTCGTTATCATCTTTTCCTATCTCTAAGAAACTATAACGAGAATTATAAGTAATATCGCTTAAAAAAGTCTCTAATTGCAATTTATCCATATTGAGTCCCTTTATTCTCTAGATTTGTCATGATTTAAAAAATAATCATCCATTTTATTTTCAAATCTAAGCATTTGTTGTTTTAACTCAGCAAATCCCGTACGAGTACGAGTTTCGAGTTCACTAAATTTTAACGACGCTCTAGATTCATGGTCGTTCAGTCTTGAAATATAATCAATCTTGTTTTCATTTAATTTATTAGAAAAACGATTTTCCAAAACTACTCCGTCTTCCCAAGTAAATCTTTTTCCTACGTTTAATTTATCAGTATTAATTTGAACTTGTTTATTCATTTCCCCTAATTTATATGCTACGTCAGAAGTTTTAGTTAATGACCAAGTAGCTATACCACAACATAAGGATATCAAACTAATAATTATTGTTAATTTCTTACTATCTGTTAATTCAAGGTAACTGCTTCGTTCCCTATTAGTCATTAATTACTCCAAAAATAAACTACGAGTTTTTCTTGCTTTTAGTTTTTTTCTTCGATTTATCGCTTTTAGCTTCTGGGCCAGATTTATTCTCCGATTCCTTGTCTTTAGGTGGATTTTTTTCAGGAGTCTCTGGGTTAAGCTTCTTACGTTCTTGTTCTTCTTTTGGAGTATCAGTGGATTCTTGATTCTGAATAACAGGAGGATGCATAATCTCATCCATATTATCTTTGGTTTCGTTTTTCCTACGCTGTACTTCAACTTGAAATTCCATTCCTCCAACAACTTCAGTAAACGTCTCCTTAGATAAAACTCCTCTATCGTACATACTTCGTAATACTTGACGCACATCTCTATCTAAAAACTCCTTCATAGGAGTATTATAAATGTTTATCTCTACTTTTTCACCAAATAATTTTCTATGGTTCGGTTTATTTACTTCAACTATTGTTTTAATAATATCCGTTAACAAAACCTTAAAATCTCTAATACCGTTATTTAATTCAGATTGAAACGGTTTAGGATTTAATACTGATTCTTTTCTAGTAGTAGAAATACCTTCTACAATTTCAACTAAACCAAGACCTCCTAAAATACGTCTTTCTATAGGAGCGTATAATTCAGCCTTTAGAATTTTAGAATACTCAGGGATTACATGCTCTACTTCAGTATCAAAGTTAGTAGTGTAAACTGGAGTACCTGTAGCAGAAACCTTTCTCTCGTCGAGAAAAGTTTTCATATTAGTTTTAACTGCCTTTAAGTCTTCTTCGCTATAAACAAAGTCTGGATTGTTAGACAAAGCCATAGCCTCAGTTCCCTTTTTCATCATAAACATATATTCAAGGGCATTGGCTATAACTTGCTCACCTTTACTGGCAAGAAGTTCTAACGTCTTCATATTCTTAAAAATACCACGCTTAATCACGTAGGGGCAAGGATATAAACAATTCCAAGACTCAAACGGTTTCTGTACAAAAATCTCTTCATCTTTTTTCTGAGGAAGAGTTAGTACTTTTTGTGTACCGTCTTTTTTATTTTTACCTAAATAAATCCCATATTCTTCTTCGCCTAAACGACGAACGCCGTCGGGAGATTTATCCTCGACTATAATAGATTCTCCTTCTACAAACCAAAGTTTTGTAGGGAGTAAATAACCGTCTACGTTTTCCCAAACGCTTCTTAATAAGAGAAGAGAAGAACCTTTCCAACGCTCTCGATAGTATTCTTTAGCTAAAGCATTTAGTCCTGTTGGGATTTTCCCTCTCAAAGAGCCATTAATATTATCAAGCCAATCATTTAAAAGTTTATTGACTGTACCATTATTAGTCTCAATATTATATTTAACTAACGCACTATTAATACCAAAATCCAATATTGAATTAACTAAACCTGAAACGTCATTTTCTAAAGCAGCCTTTACTGCTATTACTCTTTGATGGTAAGCTGCTGGTACCGCAACGGGCTTTGAATCAAACAAAGCTAACATATCTGACCACCAAGTCAAAGCGGGGCTAACTTTCATCCTATCTCTAATTGTCATAAATTTATTCCTTTTTGGTTATGTAACCTTTTCTTATTTAAATTATTCTAACATCATAACCATATAAACTATAAATTCTTATACTCCATGCTTACTAAACTTCTTGGCATTAATAGGTTTTGCGTTAATAAACTCAGTATTCCAATGAGCTATCGCAAAAACTTGAAAAGCCTGATACAAATGGTCTTCGTCAGCAACACAACTATATATTACTCTCTGGCCAGATTGAGCAGATACAATTGAGTTAATTTGAATATCAAAGTCGTGAGAGTTCTTTTCGGGAATTAATACCTTTCCGTCATATAACAACGTCTTCAATAATTTAACAGACCATTCGCTTACATATTCCTCTACAAAAGTAGGTTTGCCATCTTTGAAGATAGCTCTGCCTTGTTCGTCTTTATCAAACCCTACGTTAATCTTCTGAGCAAAACTACACCAAATTAAATTCTCTTTTGGGAAAATTTCTTCTAACGAACGATAAATCGCTCGCCCAGTTCCATCACTAGTATCAATACCTATTATATTAACGTCTAAGTGTTGAGCTAAGAACTTAAATACTCTAAATTGTTCTTTATCAGTTAAACCGAATAAACTAATTTGAACGAGAAAGTTATAAGTCTCGTCAACTTTAGTTAACATAATAATTTCAGTAGGAGCGGACTCTCCAATGTCAGCACAAAGATAAACCATATCCGCATTCTTAGGTCTTTCGATTTTATCTAAGATATTCTCGAAATTAGCAAACTCTGACTTAGGAACTTCAAACTTTTTTAATATTCGCTCTTCAATATAATAAGGTCGGATTCTTTCCATATCAAATACAGAAACACCTTCCTCAACTACTTCGCCTTTAACAAAGATACGATAACCTATTGAATTCTCTCCCCCGTACTTCTTAATAGCTTTTTCTTTTTCTTCATCATCAAAGAAGGGGTTAATATATTGAGGTACGTTTAGTACCCACGGCTTTTTTAGAATATCATAAAATACTCTACCAGCAGGGGAATGCTTAGTAAAGTTAGTCATGCCAGACGCTCGTTCTACACAACCAGCCTCATGCTTTGAATCAACCCTCTTTTTATAAACTTCCTCAGTCTCAAAACTACATTCCTCAACCCAGATTTTTTTAAGATGTTTCTGGAAGAACTGGCTTTGTCCAGATATCATCACGCATCCTAGACGACGAACAAAAATAGTATGGTGGGGTTCTGTTTCTACGCAATAAACAAAATCATTATAATCTACATCTTCTATATTTCTCTTTTTAAAAACAACACTTTTAGAAGTACAAAGATGGATGCTATACATTCTATAATTTTTATAAGAATACCCGTTAAAATCTATATCTTGAACTTGTTCGGTAAGATGGGTTTTATAACCTGCTTTTTGGGCAACTTCTTGTAAATCGTCTGCTAACTCTTTAATAGAAGTAAAGACCGAAGTACTTGGGTATTTACCGTTTTGTAAATAAACATTGCCATCCCCGTGTACGTATTCATCAATAAAAGCTTTACATATTTTAGAACTAGAATCTTTAACGTATTGAGGTATTCGTTTACCTTTTTTTCTGCCACAATATTTCTGTAAATGAAGAGCTATTAATTTATTATTTATTTGGTATTTCCAAATATTATCGCAATTACTCCATTTCTTAGAATAATAAATACCTAAATTACCTAAAACTTCTTCAAGCTCTTTATTGTGATTCTTTTGTCCTATCTTAATTCTATAATGTCCGTCTATTCTGAGAGTACCTTCGCTGATATACCAAGCTAAAAACTTACACCAATTTTCGTATTCGAAAGTAAACCTAACTTCTTTAGAATTAGATATTCCTATTAAAACCAGTTCTTTCTGATCTTCTTTATCTATTATAAAAGTACCAGGTATATAAATCTGCTCAGGTAAATCCGAATCTGCCCTAG